CGCAAGCCGAGCTCGGCTGCACCCCTCTGACGGTCGAGGAGAGGTCAATCCTGGAAGACGCCCTAGTCGGGCACGAACTCCAGGCGGACAGGAAGACGGCACCGTGCGGAAAGCAACGGAGAGGGCAGCTGATGGGCTCCCCGATCTCGTTCCAAATTCTCTGCATCGTGAACGCAACCCTGTGCCGGATGGCCATGGAATCACAAGGTCCCCTGAAGATCAGTCTGCGCGATGCGCGCATGTTGATCAACGGGGATGACTGTCTCTTCCCTGCAAGCGAGGCCCAGCGTCAGAGCTGGGTTCGCTTCGCTCGTGAGGCCGGGATGGAACCGTCTGTTGGAAAGACGTACTTCTCGGCCGAGTTCGCTGTTATGAACAGCATGTTCCTCGAATACATTCCTGAGATCGTCCAGGTCCCGACACATGGCGTGATGCCGTTGTTCGTGACCGTAAGTGACGACCAGACCCGGAAGGTGACCCGGCGTTTCCTGGGGCTGTCCGATCGATGGTGTTGTGCCATCTCGACTGCCTTTGGTTACTTCCGTGAGGTCCCTTACCTGAATATGGGTCTGATGAAGGGTATGGTTCGAAGTGGCGTGGCAAGCGCCGCTGGTGATCCCGAGGGGTCGCTGGCAACGCGCTTGGCTGCCCTCCTCCGAGGAGTACCTGAGGAGTCGCACGGTGCCGCATTTGCAATCTTCCTCGAGAGGAATCGATCGCTTCTTGCGAAGTACCCTGCGATCCCTTGGACGCTCCCCGAGTCGATGGGCGGCTTCGGCCTGCCACACCTTCTACCAAAGCTGACCGTCTCGGACCAGGACTGGGCGATCCTCCACGCTGTTGAGCGCGGATGGTTGGCCGGTCCACCGAGTACGGTGTGCTCACTCCCCTCCAACGCGAATTACGGTGCTCTCACAGCTGCGTTGAGCGACAAGTTTGGAACCCGCCAGGCGACGAAAACGATGAATATCGATAACGTGCAGTGGTGGTCCTGGCTTGCTGGCCGACATGAGTGTGGCCAGTTTGGAGAAGAGAAGGATGGAACAGCTGGGATGCGGAGTCTCAACCGATTTTGGCAGATGGCCGGTCGGAAAGGATTCCCGCGTCCGGCGAGCGATTGGGAGCCGAAAG